AGACCTTAAAACAACACAAGATAGCTCTTATTACGGCTTTGCAAGCTCTGTAAAGAAGTTTAAGTACTATAAGCAGGCTGCATTCTACATGGACGCTGTAAGGGCTCAGGAGTTTTATATTGTAGCTATAGAGAAGAATCCACCATTTAGTATAAATATTATACAAATAGGTGAAGATTTATTAGATAAGGGTAGAGAAATGTATAGTAGAGACCTAGAAATATATAAATATTGTCTTGATAATGATTATTGGCCTGGCCAGGGATTTGATTATCTTGATAAGAAATCAGAAAGAAGTATACATATAATGAATGAAGATATATTATGAAAAATTCAGTAGTATTTGAAGGAGGTATTGATAAAGTTAGTACCTTAGCAGACGGGAGCCTACGTATCTATGTAGGTACTCCTGAGCTAGCACATGAAACTATGGTTAATCTATTTGGGTTAATTAAAAAACCTGGTTATGTATTAATATCAGCTAATCATATTAATCAAGATCAGATAGATGCAGTTGAAAAAGCAACCAGTAATGCAGAATTTAGCGAAAAAACTCCAAGTCAAAGAATGAGGGGGGTTCTGTATAAACTATGGGAAAAGACACAACCTAAAACTATGAATGGTGATACAGGTGAAATGGAATATGTAGATTTTGATTTATTCTACAAAAGACAAATGAATAAAATAATTGACCACTTTAAAACTAAATTAGACTAATGAGTAAACATAATGAGCACTATTGGGAAGTAGGCAGAAATGGATATATTACAGATACCACTGGAGATAAAAGAATACCCTCATATTATATAGGGAGATATCATAAATATGAAGCACGTAAGGTTGTGGAAGATTTTGATCTTTCATATAATATTGGTACAGCCGTCACATATCTTTTACGTGCAAACCGTAAGCACGATACACCAGTAGACTGTATTAAAAAAGCAATAGCTCATTTAGAATTTGAATTAGAAAAATTAGAGAAATGTACAAAATAATACTTATATTAGTCCCTGTTATAACAATCGTTTTATTTATAGATATCTATAGAAAAATTATTAAGAATGATAATAATAAAATAATTAAAAACCTAGAAGAGTATGCCAAAAAAGAGAAAACTAAACAGCAAAAATCCGAAATATTGGGACAAAAGCCAGTTAAAAGAACAAAAAGAAAAAAAGAGGGTACACGCATGCACCATCTATAATAATATAAAGGTTTATGCTGTTTGGTATGAGTGATGAACAAACAATAGAATTAATTGCTATTGCTATAAGCTTTACTATTGGATTGGCTATAGGTGCGATAGGGGTTTTAATTGCAACTACAAAAGAAATTAAATCATTAAATGAAGAAATTGATACGTTTAGAGATTTGTATTTTAATGAATTAGATAATTGGGAAAATAAATATGATCAAGATGAGTATGACTCTTATTGATAACTTAATTATAATATGGCCAGGCTAAATAAAAAAATAATATATTTGTTACATAAAATGGGGTTTCATAATTCTAAATGTAGAAGAAGAATTTATACCACAAAAAGAGATTATTTATGTTTAATAACGGGGAATACCCATAAAAAATTTAAATTATGAGTTACTTAACACATTTAAAAAGAAACAAACAACACTATTCTAGCAGATGGATAGTGAAATATATAAATAATGATACTAATAATTTAATAAGAGAAGTAAAACTAATTTTTAATCCTGAAGAATATCGTAAATCATTAAGATCAAGAACATTAAATACACAAGACGGGTTAATTAAAATATTAGAAAATGACAAAGCAAGACGAAATAAGACAATGGGAAAGATACAAGCGTAGACTAGAAAAGTGGATGAAGCGTGTAAACGAACATATAGCAAAGCTTAAACGGAAACATTATAGTTAAGTATACCTTGTAGTCCATTTTGTCTACTATATATAAAGGCTTGTGCTTTCTTTACATTACCTATAAATCCTTTACTATCATGCCAATAATCAGTTGCAGACATAGATGATAAATTTCTAACTGTTATTCCGTTAAGCTCTTCTATGGCCTGTAACTTTGTGGCTTTATTAGTATGATAGTGACCTCTATGCACTTCTACATATACAGTGTTGCTCCATAAATTTTTAAATCTTTGAGCTATAATACCAGGTAAGTCATTTGTTTTAGGCCCGTCACCATGATCAGATATAATAAGATTATTACCATAAGGCAATGCCTTCATTAAGCAATCGTTATTATCTACTTTTACATTTTCATTATTTCCATAATAAAGATCTAATGTATCCCCAAGATGCATAACAGATTCTCTATCATGATTACCAGGTATTACCATAACATGTACATCAGCAACTTCAGATAATATATCAATAGCTTTTATCATAAGCTTTCTTGCATATCTATACATATCTATATGATAATTAGTATTGAATTGTGGAGTCCCCCTTGTTGTTGCTGGAATAGGCCAATCACCATCAGAATTTAATAAATCGTGTCCTACAATAAAAAGTATCTTATCTATGTAGTACCCTTGAGCTCTATATAATAAGTGGTCTATAGCGCTTAAAAGGCGTTTTTCAGCTATTTCCATACTATATTCATCTCCTTTTATACCAATCTTACCTAAGTGCAGATCAAAAGCTGATATTTCTAGTAAATGCAAGTCGTTTCTATCACTAGGTCTTTCTCTCTTAATTTTTGAAACCACTGGAGATAAATTACGTAAATCTTCAATAAGCTCCTGTTTTACTTTTTGAATATTAAATTCAGGCCTAATCCTTTTTAACCAAGCCTTTGTTCTAAACATAGTAACAGTAATAGGATTTCTATCATTATCAAAACCTGTAACCTCATAAGTACCTATATCGTATTTGTCTACATCCCATTCATCAAGATCTACTTTGCATTCTGATAATAGATCCTCTAATGATTTAACTCTTGTGCAATTTTCTGCTGTTAATACAGCATTGGTTTTAGTTTCTTGAAAATTAATAACCTCTTTTTCTTTAGGTTCTGTATCAGGAAGTTTTTTTCTTAGTGTCCGAGCAACAGTTCTTATTTGCTCGTAATTAGTACCAAATCTTTTGGCTGTGTCTGCGTATTTACTACGCATTAAGTGAGGGTTTTTTAATAAATACTCTCTAATTTCATCATTCAAAGACATTGTTCTTTTTTTAGTTATCATCAACACCATAGCCGTGCTGACTTATGAGTGTTAAATTTACGGGAACAAGCTTTTTCTTTGAACGTCTTCCAATTAATTTGTTAACAGCTTTGTCAACAATATTTTTATTAGTAAATATAGATCCTTTGTTATCACCTTTTACTATATGATTTTCTAATATATATAATTTATTTTTTTGATCTTTAAAGGTCCATTTAGATAGCCATATTGGAGTGCTATACACTGAGTTGGGCCTATCCATTACTCGTGCTATATGTTATACTTGGACCAGCAAGGGAAGATACTACATAAAAGAATATTTCCTGATTTACATTTTTAAATAAACTACTTACTATGGGTTCTAGATCAACTGAAATATTAGCAGGCATTGACGAAGAGAATAAACAAGTATTAATAGCGCCCTTAGTTTCAGTTATAATTCCACTTGAAACAGTAAAAGATATATTATCTTGATCTCCAGAACTCCAATAAATTCCTGCGGTAACATCTGCACCATCCGCAGTATAGCTATGTAGCATTATACCATGTAAACTATCTCCCTTTTTTAATGAAAATAATAAATTTACCTCATTGACCGCTGTAAAAGAAAAGCCATTTACATTTCTTTCTATAACCTTATGACTTGCGGTAGGAGTAATTAATCCTTTTCCTGAAATCACAGGAGAAGTGTTGGTTATCTGATTTTTATTTTCAGGATTGCTTCTATAAGAGTCTTTTAATATTTCCTTCTTTTGTTCTGTACTCCCTTCAGTGAATACTGGATTAGAAATTGCTTTATTATTTGATCTAGTTAAAAATTTAGATCTAGTTTGAGACCCCTTTCCTCTATATTTATCTTTAATTATCGGCATAGTATATTACTTATTTATTAATTTTAATTATATTGCTACCAAGATAATCCTATTGAAGCAGATACAACAGCTAAATCACCAGAAGTATCAGAATCTCCTTTTATCATCATCATAATATGACTACCAGCTGAGACTTCAGTTGCATCAAACTCTTCAACGTCTACAGTTTTAATTTTATTATTATTATTATTAGAGCCTACATCAGCCTCAACAAAAACAGTTCTAGGATAATCGTTTGTATTACCACCTGCTTCAGAGGGCCTATATTCTGCTAAGGCAATAGTTACATTACCGCCTCCGCTACCGTTTACACTAGCCTGCACCTGAAGGGCACTAATTGTACATGTAAATGGAACATGAAAACTAGATGATCTAAATAAGGTTGACTGAGATACCTCTGTAGAGCTGCTAATAGTTCCGCTTCCATAGTCTGCATTAAATTCAAATGGAGCTTCATCGTCATTTTGAAAAGAATTAGCATATTCATAAACATCATTTTGTAATGTTGAATATCCTTTTAAGTTTATTATTTGACTTACTCTGGCTTTTAAACCAGCAGGTGTAACCGCTCTAGCTGTATCAGTACCAGTTATAGACTCTGCTGTAGTTGCTAGCTCTACAACTCCTGGATTACTATCTGAGGCAGTTTCAGCCGTAACAGTAACATCTCCAGTAGCAGCAGAAACATCTATACCGTCTCCAGCAACTATACTAGTAACTTTAGCCGCAGTATTGCCAACAGGTAAGATGCCAGTTACTTCATCTGTTAAATCTATTCCACCTGATTTTATTGTTATTGCCCCAGATGAAGCAGTAAAATTATCCGAGCTAAAACTAGCAGCTCCTTTCGTAGATGTACTAGCGTCAGCTAAATTTATTGTAACAGTACTTGATGTACCGCCACCACTAAGATTTGTTCCAGCAGTAACACCTGTGATATCTCCTGTAGCGGTACTGTAACCATAGGCCTCTATTTTGTCCGCTACAGCAGCAGCAGTCATTAAAGAGGTATCATTATCATTAAATGTAGTTCCTGAATCTTGGATTTTAGTTATACTGATAGTTCCATCAGTGTACTCATCTATAGTGATAGATTTATCTGTGCTTATGGTAATACTATCTTCAAAATAAGTGTGATTACGAAATCTAGATATTTGATCGTATATATGTTGTCCTAACCATTTTACCATTATTATTCAGAAATAGTATCAAAATCTATATATTCAATAGTTACTTTTTCGTTTAATCTTAACGCTTTAGAAATATTTGAATATATTCTTTTGTACGCATTAGTTGATTTGCCAATGAACCCATCCTTGATGATGATGTTGTTTTCTTGCGAATCACCCACAAGTAAACATCCAGCAGTATGCTCATCAGTATTACCAGTATGTATGAGAATCCACTCAAAATTCGGAACATTAGTAACGTGAAGCATTCCTTTGTGCAACCCACCAAACCTTTTTTTATATTTTTCATGAAACCCCCCTTCAGTTCTTAATTTAATTTCGTAAGTACCTGCTGG